TATAAACTCAGGTGGTTGTGTTATTTGTGTAATTGTTTCAGCCATTATACTCTTCCGCCTTTTTCTAATTTTTTCATCATGTCATACATACGTTGTGCGCCTGTGTTGACATTACCATTACCCATGCCTCTTACAGCATCTGCAGTGAATACGAATTCATTGTTTGACAACATCGCAGGGATGTCATCTGCCTTCTCTTTTACACCAACTGGAGGAATAAATCCACCACTTTCTCGTAAATCTAATTCTTTAACACCTGCTTTATTAGTTCTTTTAGGTAGACCCATGATGCCTGATGCCTGATTCACGATTTGATCGGTTCCCATAGCATAGCCTATTCTACCACCTTCAGCATATCCACCAGCTCCTGATGTGTATTCAGATAGATCATTATCTACAAGTGCAGGTATCTCAGATTCATCGTATCCTAAATTTTGATAAGCTGTTGTAAGCTTACCTCTTAATGCGCTAACATTTCTACCTGATGATACTTCTTCTTGTTCTTCAGGAGACATAGCACCTAAGACTCCACCTAATACAGTTCCAGCTGCTGCAATTCCAAGGGTCTTGCCTAGTGTTTTTTCTCCCCCCAATAATTCTTTTAAACCCGTTGCTTTTCCAGAAAATAAATTAGATAAAAAACTACCTTCTCCCCTACCTAATAAACCTCCAAAAGAAGTTCCAGGTATACCAAAAGCTCCTACACCTAATAATGCAGCTTTACCTAAATCTGATTTAAGAGCGCTACCAATACCTTTAGCAACACCTTTAACAGCTTTTTTAATACCGCCAAATAGTGCTCCTTGTCGAGGTACGACGTTCATTATTCCGCCACCTCTTCTTAATTCTCTGGGCATTTGCATTCTTGAAATTGGCATAGTTTTATTAGTTTATTTTGTTTTTCCGAAAATATCAAGGCTTGGCATAAGAACTTTTATATCTCTTCTGATATCTTCTTCTGCTATTCCTTTTGATTTCCATTCGTTATCATCCTTGTATTCTTCACCTGTTTTAAGGTTAGTTATTTTTTCTATTATTTTCTCTGGTTTTAGTACTTGCATTTTTCTCCTATGTTCTATCAAACTCTAGTATTGATACTGTTCCTTCAAATATGTCAGCTGTTGCTGCTTGTAGTTGTAACTTGTCACTCTCTTCTAATATAATTGTACCATCAGATATAGACTTAGAATTACCTGAGTTTACTGTGTGTTCTGCAAACTGATAAGCTCTACCTGCAGACGTATCATACACAAAAGCTTTAATCTCAACGTTACCTGATCCAACGTTTGCTGTATGAATGTTTTGAATAATTGCTCTAGACTCAGATGGCACAGTATAAATATCTGTAGCATTGGTTGTAGTTAAATCAAACTGCGCGTTTTTATATCTATTAGCCATTACGTTTCACTTCCACTACTCATGAACCAAGTAAATCTTGATTGTTCATCTCTTAGGTCTTGTTGAAATGTAGAGTTTAATTTTTCAATTAATCCATCTAAATCTCTAACTAAAGAATCAGCATCTTGCTGTTTGTATTCTTTTCCTGGTCTAGTAAATACTACTGTTATTTTTGCCATTTTTTAAATTCCACATCTATTTGATTATAGTCAATCATCATGTAACCATTAGAATGTTTAACAGATGCCCAAGGTACTTCGTGAGCCATTGCTCCTTGATAAGTTGTTGGGTTATCTTTGTAATTAAATTTATAAATATTAATATTAGAGGGTGACTTACCAATTAATTCTACATTTTCTTTTAATCTTACATCACTAAAACCTAAATCAGAACTTCTTGCATCTCTTGTTCTTGATCTATCTCCTGCTGATTTATCACTTGCTCCACTATAGTCTCTACCTCTATCGTAGCTACCTCCACCTATACTACCATCATTTCTAGTAGCATCATTTTTACGAGAGACTGCAATATTTTGTTCAGGGATTCCTTTTTTAGCTTCTTGTTTTTTTATAATTAAACTAGCTAAATTTTGTTTCTGATTAAATATATTTTTAGCTTTATTTATATTAACAAGATTACTAAATAAATTAGTAGTTGTGCCCATAGTTGGATTAAATCCTAAATTTCCTTTGTATTCTCCCGTCTCTTCTATTTCAGAAACTACATTATCTATTTGTGCATCGGATAAATTGTATTTCTCTTTTAGTGTATCTCTAATGTTTGATGTTCTTTTATCAAAAGATTCTGGAGATAATTTTGCAGCATTGTATCCAGCCATAATTCCTTGTGGTGTATTATAATTGTCTGTTACAATTCTACCTATATCATCTAACATAATACCACTACCTAATAATTGGTTTTCTAAAATACCTCTTCTATTTACAGGCATAATACCACTTAAAAATTCAGCTCCTCTTTTTAAACCTCCAATACCAGGTATGAAGTTTACTGCTTTACCCAATAAGGTTGCTAACCCTGAAGGTGGTTTCTCTTGGTAAGGACCCATCACACCTGATGCGTTTAAAGCTCCTGTTGCAATATTTGCTTTAGGATCACCCATCATTGTGCCAAAAGCAGCTTCATAAGCAGGTCTTGCATTATAATTTCTAATATTTCTTATATTAGGATCGTTTGGATTTATATTATATGGATCATATCCTCCGCCTCCCCCTAATTGTGCTACTAGTTGTGGAGTAATACCAGGTATAGTTTCTTCAACTGGAGTTTCTTCAACTGGTGTAGTATCTTGAGGTTGAAATATACCAGATATACTAGGTAATCCTTGATTTAAATATGCTTGTGCTAATTGTGCTAATGTAGCCATTATCTTCTTCCATCTGGTTGCGTGTCTAATCTAAACGTACCAAGCTTCCAACTTTGATTAATTGCTGTATTAGCTATCTTCAAAGACATGGCTCTTGCTCTTGCACGTGTATCTACTTTATCAGTAGAACTGGTAATTGTAAAGGGTCCAAGTGGTGAGCTCGCTTGAGAACTATTTGGATAATTTCTAAGCTGTAAAGTTACTTGTGTATTTCCTGTTTGAGATAAAAAATCAGGTATAAATCTTCTTATTTTCATAATAAATTCACCATCTCCTCTAAAATCCGCAACACCAGTTTGTTGACCTTGTGAGGATCTTGCTTGAGTAATGTCAAAGTCTCCTGATTCAATGTTTGATGTAATAGCTGTTACACCATTTGCTAATGCTTCATCAGTTCCTTTTTCATGTTCAAAGTATATTGTGCTTCCTTCAGTATTACCAACAACATCAAATGATGCATCATCACCTGCATTAAAAAAAGTTGCGTGTGGTAAACCAAATACGGACGAGTCTTGCCATGCTCCTCTATTTAAAGTTCCTGTTGTCCAAACAGGTCTTTGTGGAGATGAGTCCATATAATTATATGTTACACATCTGTTAATAACTGTTGAACCTGATGTACAATAGAACCAAGTAACTTCACCAAATAAATTATTTAGTCCAGCATTAATTAATTGATTAGCGGTTGTATTAAGATCATCAAAAACAAAATCTTCTACTAAACAAATCATAGTCTCAAGGTTACCAGAATATTTAAAGAAACCATTTTCTGACATCCAATACGCAGCACCATCAACTTCTATTGCAGCATTCTGTCCAATCAATCCACAGTTGGTCCCTACTTGTTGAAAACCAAAAGTAAAAGGTTGACCAATAAATCTCATAGTAAATAATGATGTATCTGTCCAAACATAAATTGCATCTCTACCTCTAAGTGCACCTGTAATTTTAGATCCATCAGCTAATCTTTGTGTACCTGCTGTATTAACTGCTGTTGGTTGATACGTGTTAATGTCTTCTTGATTTGAAAATCTAATAAACATTTCATCTTGAGTTGTTGGATCACCAATGGTTAATTCAGTTCCAAAGAATACTAAGTGCCTGTCAGGAGTTGATACTAACATATCACGTGATGCTGTTGGTGCACCTGATATAATTGTTGCTCTAACTGTTACAGCGTTTGCTGCATTGGAGTCCCATTCAAATACTTGTGCATTGTGAATTAGTGCAATTACTTTATCTCCAAAATTATCAATAGACCATAAACCTGGGTCAACAACTAAGTCACCAGAAGCAGCTTCACCCCATGCAATATAATCTGAACTATTAAGTACGGTTGCACCATTAGAATGAGTTGCAGCTGTTGTGTTTCTAACACCTCTTGTAACACCTGTTAAAGTATTTGTTGATATACCTGTGTATGAAATTTCTTCTGAACCTATTTGTATAAAGTTTGTACCTGAGCTTGGAAACTGAGATGCATCAGTTAATACAATAGTCGTAGTTGAAGCATTAATACCACCATTTAAAGTTGTAGTTGCTTCACCTGTTACAGTTCCACCCCAAGAAGCTAATCCCCAACCAAAGCCAGGTAATTGTTCTGCAGGTCCTACTGGATAATAATGTTGAATTCTTATACCGCCAGATGTTGTTGCACCTGATCCAGTCTCTGCTGATGGCATTGTAATAGTTAAAGTTGTCCCTGTTGGAACAGATGTAACCATAAATTTTTTATCATCAAAATCTGATGCTGAATAGTTAGAGTTTGTAATAGCTGTAAAATTATCTAAAAGAATAATATCATTTTCTTGAATGTTATGATCCGTGCTGAATGTTAAAGTAACCGTTGTTGAACCATTCGTTGTACTGAATGCGTTTGATAATGTTGTAGTAGTTTTAATTGGATGAATGTCATAAAATACACCACCTGTGTAAGCATATAAAATTCTGTTTGTACCTATGATTGCAAATTTGTTACCTGACTTATTAACTAAATGATGTAAAGCTCTTGCAGCTCCTGTTAATTTAGATTCACCTAACTGTGACCAACCACCTATCTTCTCAGGTGTACCATATCTAAAACGTACGTTATCACCATCTACCCATTGTCCTTCGGCCGTGGTTTCTGTAATCTGTTTATTGAATCCTGGTTGAAAACCTATTTTTTGTAGCATAATACTACCTTATACCTTTAAAAAAAAGAACTTACAATAAGAACTAGGCTAATGTAGGCCACTCACCTAAAGGTCTAGAAGAAACATCATCTGCACCTGTAGTGTAAGTAAATAAAGCTTCTAAAGCTTCAACAGTTGCTGCACCATCGATTGCAGTTTCTATTTCGTTAGATTTTGTTCTAACTGCTGTTCTGTAAGTTGAAACATTTGCAGGAATTGCAGTTGCTGACTCAGCGTGTCT